GTTTCTGAGAGAATGGCAAAGATATTTCAAAAGCAAAATGACACCAGAGGAAGTACAATATGGGATTCTAGCGAACCAAAAGCGAATTGAAGAGTACAAGCAGCTACGAAAAGACGAAAAGAAGGTATGGCATGGGAAGTTGGCCGGAAAGTTGCTTGCAGACGTACTAGAGGCTGATTTTATGGAGGCAATGTGATGGCCGGTTGGACGAAAGATAGAAAAGTATATTGTGTAGCATGCAATAAGAAGACAACAGAATTCGACCTAACTCACGGCGGAGCAATTGTGGAAATCGAGAAAATGAGATACCCAGTATGCCCGAACTGCATAAAAAAGAAAGACTCAACAATCATAAAAAAGATAAAGGAGAGACGGAATGGATGAGATAACCAAGTATAAGACATACAAAGAATACAAAGCGGAACTGGACAGCGAATTGCAGAAAACAGCAGAAAGCTTCGTTAAAATTGGTTACTTATTAAAAGTGGCCAGAGATACGAATATTTTGGAAGAATCGGAATATAAGTCAGTGGCTGAATTTGCAGCAGCGGAATACAACTTAGATAAGACGCAGGTAAGTCGATTCATTTCGATTAACGACAAATTCTCGGAGGACGGATATTCGGATCACCTATTGCCGGAATATAGAGGTTTCGGCTATGCAAAACTTACAATCATGCTGCAGTTACCGACTGTGATTAATGAAGAATTGACACCAAGATATTCGAAGTCAGATATTCAAGCAATTCGAGACGAGGTTGTGGCGGAAGCGAAAGTGACAGATATCGAACGGATCATTGAGGGACAGAACACTAACGATTCGTTGATAAGTCAGATAATCTACTGGTTGGGAAAAGCAAATCCAACGCTATATCTACAGATTGGAACGAGGTTGGCATTTGACCCGTGGACTATTGAGGACATTAAGGAATTGATGGTGCCGAGCCAAGAAGCAACGTACAGCGTAAGGATTCCGGGAGGAAGATACATGTTAATGCTTTCGGAAGAGGGAGGAAATATTGTAAGTGTAAGATCCGGAGAGAAAGAGCCGATCGGATGGGGGACTATTGGGCAGCAGTGGAAAAACATCGCCGGAACAGAATCCGATTGGGAGAAAATATACGGAGAGAAGATTCCACAAAAAGCAGAAGTTGCACCGGTGCAACAGAGAAAAGCACCGAAGGTAATAAAAGCAGTGGAACCAAAGAAATCAGCGCCGGCAGAAATCCCAAAAAATGAACCACAGGAGAAAGTGGGACGAGAACCGGAAGAAGTGCCGGAAAATAGGGAAAGCGAAAGCATCCCAAACAAGGAACAGACACTGCACGATGTAGAGCCAAGCATTCCGGAGCCTGATCCGGAACCGGAACACATAAATGAAGCGGATGTGGAAGTAATCGAACCACAGATTCCGGGACAGGACACAGTAGAAAATCACAGCGAATGGATGCCGGATAAGACAGAGGATGTGCAGCAGCCAGAAGAGGAGATAAGGGCAGCAGTCACGGAAGAACTTGAAGCACTGAATGATTTCTGGAACGGACAATACAGCCGAAAAGCAGAGTTGATGCTGAATATATTAAGAGAGATGCAAGGCAATCTGGAAAAGCTGGGAAAATACGAGGAGGCAACAGAAAATGAAATTTAACAAGGCGATGAAGGCAGTGAGACAGGGAAAGAAAGTAAGAAGAAGATGCTGGGGAAACTCTAAAGAAGAATACATCGAGCTTAAAGTCTTTGACAAAGACGAGGGATTTGAAAAAGTTGCATTCGGAGACGGGGTAGAATATTTTATCGTCAAAGATGATCTTGAAGCAGAAGATTGGGAGATATATAAGGACAACACGCTTCACTTTGGGTCACTTATGGTAAAGGGCGGCATTGTACAGATTCCGGAAGAACCTACATACAATGGAGACATGATCGGATACAACAGACCAGACATCATGATTACTGACACGAAGCCGGGATTCGAGATTACATGGCTGCACCTGAAAGACAACATTTACATCTGTGATCGATGCCTTATTAACCGCGTATCGTGGAACACTTTGAAAGAAGCAGGCTATGTAGACGGAAAAGAGGTTACAATCGACAGCAAGAGATGTAGAATCCGCTTAATGACAGGATCTAACGGTACATCCGGATCATATGGCAAGGCATGCCATAACGAGTGGGACGAATTCATGGACCAGTACAACGAGGACAACGATCTCACGCACTACAATGATATATATATATGGTGCAAAGAAGTGGATTGTGATGCTTCGGGCTGCCGGTCGATTCGCGGCTGCTACTCGGCGCGCGGTTGCAACTTCAGCTATGCGGCGTACTCGGGCGCGTCCATCGCTTTCCGCCCCGCCCTCGAAATCCTGGCTTCTGAGGATGAAAAAGATGAAAAGTAAGCAGGCAAAGGCACACGAGTTCTCGCAGGCTACAAGAAAGATAATCTATGAGCGTGACGGCGGATGCATCTTCTGCCAGATTGGATACCACATGGAAGGCGCGAATCCGTTCGCGCTGACCATGCGAAGTATTATGCATTTCATCCCACGATCCGCTGGAGGGCTCGGGATGCCGGAGAACGGAGCAGTCGGTTGCCAGTGGCATCACGAGATGCTTGACAACGGAAACTCTGGAAGACGACAGGAGATGATGAAGATCTTTGAAGAGTACCTGCGCAAGTGGTATCCGAGTTGGAATAGAGCAGATCTAACATACAGTAAATGGAATTTTTAAACAAGACAGCGAAAGGGGCAGCGCCATTGACACACTAGATAATTATAAGCAGTTTCAGTTGGCCGTGCCGATGGAAAATGGCAAAGCTGGCAGAAAGTGAGGAATAAGCATGGAGAGATTAACAGATAGTAATGCTGCAGGAAATTTCTTCTATCCGAAATGCTTTGAAAAGTGTGACGGATTTGGGGCAAGTAGCAAATGCGATAACTGTGAGATTGCAACAAGTATTTGTGAGAAGTTAGGTAAATACGAGGACTTAGAGGAACAGGGCAGACTTATCAAGTTACCTTGCAAGGTGGGAGATACTGTTTACGTTATTGCTGGAAAAAACATATCTGCACAGAAGATTCAAAGAGCAACGATTGATTCAGAAATGAAAATTGAATTTTGCACAAAAAAATACCACACAGTCAGGTCATCCGGGGCTGTGTGGCGAAAAATAAAGCGTCTGCTTTAGAAAAATCCACTCCATATAGCATGGTTTTGGACTTACATTCTAACAT